GCCGTCGGTCTCGACATCGAAAAAGACGGTGTCTTGTTCGGCCAGAACGATCTGGTTGAAAAAGGTGTTCAGCAGGAACGCCGGGCTGCGCTTCAAAGAGAGCACCACGCCGTTCAGGTAGCCGAGGCTGTAAATGTCCATGTTTCGAATTCCCCCAGATTAAGCCGGCACGGCGTCGTGCAGGTAGATAGAACGGCCGTGCAGCACTTCGCGCACGCTCGCAACGGTGTGGCCGGTGCCGAAAGTAACCTTGCGGCTATTGAAGTCGCCGGCCACGTACTCGAACGACGCGACGTCGCCGGCAGTTGCGTTGACATCCTCGCCGAGAATGCCGACCGGGTTTTGCGAGCCGTCGGTAGCTGCGGACAAGCTCAGGATGAACTTGCCGGTCGCAGTGACCTTGCCCAGCAACGCACCGCGCAGCAGGTTCTGGCCGCTGGCGATGATCACGCCAATCGTCCGAATCGGGTGATCGCCACCGACCAAGAGGTCGGGGGCATAGGTGCCTTCACTGGTGAAAGCTGGTTTGAAGTCGATAGACATTTCGTGCCCCCTTACTTGATGCCGTGTTGAGCGGCGAGTGCGGCAGAGCGGGCGACAGCGGCTTCGACAGTGTCTTCGCCTTTATCGGTATCCGCCCCAACGTTTGGATTTTCAACGTCGGCCATTGCCTTGGTCAACGCGTCGACCTTGACGGTTTCAGCAGCAGCAGCCTTCGGCGACTTGGTCAGCAGAGCGACAGCACCCTCGGCCGGCATGTCAGTGCCGAACGCCAGTTCCTGCGCCAGCTCGACGCGGCCCTCGGCCTCGGCATGCGCGAGAATACCCTTGATGCGGGCACGCTCTGCGGTCACGCCGCTCGCGGTACCTTCCTGACGGAATGCCGCGGCGACATCGGGAAACTTTTCTGCTACTTCATTCTTGTCCATCACATGTTCCTCGGAAGCTTGGATTACAGCACCGCCGGCGGCGGCTGCTTGGGTTTGTGCCGTGCTGAAAGCGGGGTTCTGCAACTCGGCCAGAAGGCCCTCGAAAGAACCCACACGATCTGCAAGCCCGGCGGTTACTGCGGCCTGACCGACGAAAACGCCGCCCTGGCCGAAGTCCTGCATCACCGTTTCAGGTGCTACGCCACGATTGGCGGCGACCTTTGCGATGAACACTTCTGAAAGTGAATCGACCATGACCTGCAGGCGGCTCGAACCTTCCTCGCTGGAGGCGTCAAGAGCCTTGTGCGGCGACTGGCTACTCACGATTGTATAGGTTTTAACGCCGGCTTTCGCGTCTTTTTCCTTGGTGTCGGTCACGCTCATGATCGTGCCGATGCTGCCAAGCACCGCCGTGTCGCTGATGACGATCTCGTCAGCAGCTGCGGCAATCCAATAAGCGGCCGAGGCACCCATTCCGCCGACGTATGCAACGATGGGCTTGATGCCCCGGGCGGCCGAGATCTGGTCGGCGAACTCCGAAACGCCGTTGGCCTCACCGCCAGGGCTGTCGATGTTCAACACGATGGCCGTGACATTCGGGTCGTTGACCATGCGGGCGAAATCCTGGGCCAGCATGTCATAGCTGGTAGCGCCGCTGATCTGCGAGAACATCGTGGCGTAACGAATGAGCGGGCCCTGCATCGGCAGGATGCCCACGCTGTCGCGCATCTCGACGTCGTACGAGTTGCGCAGCGGGCGGCCGATCTCCTTGGCCACGGCCTCGGGACTGAGGTTCTGCCGGCTCGCGATGTCCATGATGGTTTCCATCACTTCTGGCGTGCAGGCCCACGGCTGGCTCTTGATGCGGGACAGGATACGGATCACGGTTGACCCTCCGTTGTAGGTGCAATGGGAGCTGTTCCGACAGCCGCGTTCGATATGGTCAACGGGCGCCGTGTTGGCTCCTTATCCCAAACCGCATTGACGGCATCGGACTGTGCAGGCAGTTTTGCCCGGCCTCTGAAATATTCTTCGTCAGACTTCTGAGGCGTGATCACGCCAGCGCGCACGCCAATGCCGTAAGCATCTACCTGGTTTCGGAAGTCTGCCACGTCTACACCACCAGAATTTGCCTGGGCCTCAACCTTTGGTGCTGGCTTCGCTTGGTTCTGGGGAGTAGCTCTAGCCCTGGCAACTGGTCCAGCTTGGCTATCGGTGTCCGCGGCCTCGTCGTCTTTGGCCTCGTCATCACCCTCGGAAGGTTTTGCCGCAGGCGCTTGGCCAGGCGCGCCGCCTTGTTGTGGCGGTGCGTGAATATCTTCCATGCCCAGGCTGAGAGCCAGGTCGCGCTCGCGGGCGCGCTGGTAAAGGATCTCCTCCCAGTCGTCACCCTGCTCGGCGCATTCCTGCTCTAGCGTCGAGGTGCCCATCTTCATGCGCAGGTCCGAGGCTTGAGCCTCTTTGAGCGGGTCCAGCAGTCCACGGCCCGGGCCGATCCAGAGACACCGGGTGTAAGCTGCGCGGTTCTCGTAGAAGTCAGGCGCGTCGATGATGCCCTTGCTGATCGCCTCCTCGAGCCAAAGGTCAAAGATCGGGGTAGCCCAGTTGTCACCCAGCCATTCGCGGCGGGACATGAAATAGCGCCAAGCTTCCAGCAGTGCGGCACGGGCGCTGCTGTAGTTGGTCTTGCTGAAATCTTTCATCAGCAGCTCGTACGGCATGTTTAGGCCGGCGCTGATGTAGCGCAGTACGGCCTCGACGAATGCCGAGTAAGCGGTGTTCGGGCGCCCCGGGTTGAACGCGCTCATCTTGTCGCCAGGGAACAGCGGGATAACGCTGGCGCCTTCGAGCTTCACGTCGAAGCCGTTGGCATTGCGTTCGTTCATGTACGCTTTGCTGTCGCCGAACAGGTTTGCAATGTCCTCGCCGCCCATGGGGGTTTCGATGAACGCGGCGATCAAGGCATTCGCGACGGTGGCCTGCAGCTCGCTGCTCTGGTAGCGGTCAAGCATCTTGAACGCGCCCATCACCGAGGCGAGGATCGCCTTGCCCCTGGTCTGGCCGGCCCGCATCTTCTCGTACAGGTGGATCACGCGGCGCCGGCCGAACTTGGTGCGTGCCTCTACGCGCTCGAACGTGATGTCTCCGCCGAAGCCGAACGCCTCACCGGGGTGAGACTTGCGAATGTGGTAGGCGACCGGCTCGCCGTACGCGTTGATCTCGACACCGTCACGCATGGTCTCGGTGATCAGGTGGCCGTCGCAACCGAGGCGAGCCGGATCGATTGACTGGATAGCGGTTGACCACTTCGCCCCAGGACGATCAGGCAGCCACATGACCAGCGCCAGACCCTCACCAGCAATCAACGCCGAGCGGAATTGCAGAGCCGTCACGCCGGCGAAGTTGAGTTGACGAGCTGCGTCAAAGTCTGGGCTGTTGGCGAACGTGCGGAAATGCGCTTCGGTAGTACGAGCCCAATCGGCGGCCCACTCCTTGGTCTTTCCAAGAACCCGATAATCCGGCTTAGATGCAAGGCGCAGGCCGGTGCCTACGACGTTGTCGACCTGCGTGCGGATGGCGCCACCGGCAATGCCGTTGTTTCGCTCGAGGTCATAGCTGCGCGCAGCGATGGTCGAGTTCTCGCCCATCAGTTCGGCGTCTGCGGATTCCAGCGACGGTGTCCAGTCACGCAACTCGCGGGCAATACGGGACGCAGCGAAGTGCGACGTGTCCTGACGCATCAGCGGTTGCCCGTGCTGGTCCAGCAGTTGCACTTGGTTGGTCATCAGTAAATAAACCGGATTGGGCCGCGTGATTTGCCCCGACCTTCTGCAACAGCGATCTCGTCTTTGAGTTCGTTGATGTAACGGCGAAGTTCGGAAATGTTCGTCGCAGTATACGCGACGGATTTACCAGAGCCAAACGATACAGTTTGTTCCTTGTGCCCGGTCAATAGTTTGTGCAAAGCAATTTCAGCTTCGGCAAGGTTCAGCTTTTTCTGTAACAATTCTGCGGGAGTCATCAGTAACCGTCGCTCGCCTTGATTGCCTGCCGCCTCATGACGACCGGACCTTCCTCACGCTTTGGTGCGTTCACTCTCACAGCCGCTTCCAGCTCTTTCCAGTGAGTGTCATCCCACCGATCCACACCCGCCAGGTAAGCCATTGCACGCTCGTACACCCGGCAGTCGAGTGGCTCGTTGCGGTCGTAGACCTTTTCCCATTGGTAGCGGCGGAAACCCTTCACAAGTCGAGGCACAATCTCCTCGGCCGTGATGCCGCGAAAGTATTCTTCGCTGTATTCGGGAAAGTGGCAATAGCCGAAGGGTAGTATATCCCCGCTTTCGGTGGTTGGTTTTTCTTGCTTCAACCACCCGTAAAGCTCGGTCTTTACTATCGAGATCCCGATAGGCCACAGTTTTGCACTGCGTGTCTTGCGTTTACCTCGGGGCGTGTATTGGATTGTCTTGGGTGCGCCGACGATCATGCTGAGGTTGTCCCGGCCGTCGATGGCGAACACGCGGTTGACGGCGTGGCGCCCGACCCACTCGTAGACCACGCTGGTGTTGTACCCAGAGTCCACCGCCAGCATGGTGACCTGCAGCTGCCCGCCGAGTTCGTGATCGAACCACTCGCCCAACAGCGCGTCGAGGCGCTTCCAGCAATCGCCGTCAAGCTGCGAGGTGTCGCCGGGGAACACCCGGTAGTCGACGCTCCACGATTCCATGCGCGGCCCTCGCGCGACGATCTCCACCTCAATGCGGTCTTTCTGCACGTCGGCCCCTGCGAACAGGACGAACCCGCCGGCCGGCACGATGTTGCGCACGTAGTTCTCGCGGCGGTCATACAGGCGCTTCCAGTCGGGCGCGTCGCCTTCGCCCTTGTACGTCTCGCCCAACACCGTGTTGATGAACGTCTTGCGCTCCTCGATGTTCTTGTGGCTGTCGATCCACTCGGCCGCCAGGTGCGCCCAGGTCGCGTTGGGGCTGTAGCTGTACGCCGCCCAGATGTGGAACGAAGCGTGCCGTGGGTCGGCATCAGGGTTGGTCGGCACCCAGCCATATCGTTTGTCGCCGGCCAGGTTGCGGCGGTCGGCCTCCTCGATCATCCAGCGTTGCCACTCGTAACCGATGGGGCGGATCTCGCCGGTCTCGGGGTCGCAGCAATCCGGCGACGTGCAGATGAAGTGCGCCGTCTCTGGCTTGCCCTTTTCCCACTTGAGGTTCTCCCACTTGAGCACTTGCGGGTGCTGACAGTGCGGGCAAGGCACATGGTAATACCGCATGTCGCCCTTCTCGAACCGGCGCTTGATGCGGCTGGTGCTGTCGAGCGTCGGCGTGCTGCCCGCCAGGATCTTGCGGTTCCAGAAAAAATCCGTCCGCTTGATGCCCAGCTTGAGTTGGTCGCCTTCCTCGCCGGCGGTGGCCGCGTAGCCGTCCACCTCGTCGAAGCAAACCATACGCATCGACACCCGGCGGAACCCTCGCGGACTGTCGGCGCCGACCATGCGCAACTGTCCGCCCGGGAACTGCTTGTGCAAGATGGTGTTCCCGCTGTCGCGCTTGCCGGTTTCGTTCACCAGTCCCGACAGGGCCTCGGTGTCACGGATCATCGGCGCGATCTCATCCTTGCTGTAACCCTCGGCGTCACCGATTGTCGGCTGCACGATCATCATCGGGCACGGGTCGTAGTGCATGAAGAACCCGACGGCGTGGTTGATGATCTTGGTCCAGCCCACCCGGGCAGACTTCTGGCAGGTGACCGACTCGATGTGTCGGTCTGTGATGGCGTCCATGATTCCGCGCTGGTAGGGGATGGTCCGCCACTTGCCGACCTCGGCGCTACTCTCGGCCGACAGGATGGCGTGCTCGTCTGCCCACTGCGACAGGGTCAGCCGCGGCGGGGGTGCCCATGACACTTGGATCTGTTTGAACAGCAGGTCAGCGTCCATCGGCGAGTTCCTTCATGGCTTCGTCGATCAGCTCCTCGAGGATCTCGATGTCACGCACGGTCAGCGTGGGGATCTGACCCTTGGCCTTGGTGGGCACCCCGCGCAGTTTGGTCTGGGCGGTTTTGATCATGCCGAAGTACCGCAACCGGATCTGCTCGGCGTCCACCAGCTTGCCGACTTTTTGCTCATGAGCAATTTTCGCATCCTTGGCCTCGTAGTGCGCCGTGATCGCTTTGCTGACTGCGACCGGCGGTACCTGTCCGTCGATAAGTTCCGGCACTTCGATGTCTGGGTCGCTTTGCGTGCGCGGCTTCGGTTCTTCACCGCGGGCCCGGGCATGAGCTGCGGCCCGGCTCTCGCTCATCACCCGCTTGTCGCGCACTTGGTTGGGGTCAACGTTCTGGCCCCAGCACTTGGCAGCACGCTGCGGGTTGATGATCACCGGCACCATCCGGCCCGGTCCTGTTTTGAGTTTGCGCTCACCAACGCAGTCGGCCGGGATCTTGCCGGTGGCGATGGCCTTGCGCACTGCCTCGCCGGTCTTGTCCACCGAGCGGCCGAACTCACGCAGGCTCATGCTCTCGGCTTCGTTGTCCGCTGGTGGTGGTTGTCGTTTCAAGGATTGACTCGATGCCGTCCGAAGTTGTCAACGGCGATTCTACTGAGTTGACAACTGCAACGCAAAGAACATCGGTCGGTTTTACTGCGAAGTCATTCGGGATTTATTCGGTGAACACTTGTTCACTGAAAGTAACGGGCAGTCACGGCTGGGGATGTGCTGGCGCTGTGACTACCCGTCAAATGGCCTGACTATAAATCTTTAGCGGGGTTCGAATTCCC